TTTCACGCATCAACTCGCGCTGCCTTACCCATTCGATGGGGTCTTCCTGATAAAGACGATCCCAATCAATGTTTGGCTGCGCTGCCTGCTGAACCTGTGCCTCTAGAGCACCCAACAAATGAGCGTATTGCTCGCGCTCGGCACGCACCGCCTGCAACTCTGCCTCGGTCTGTTTCCTGACCTCCGCAATTTGCTGCGTTTTGCGTGTGTAATCCTGAGTCCTTGAATATCCCTTTTGGAGTTCCTCCAGCGTCACCTCGACTTCTTTACCGTCAACTTTGACGGTGAAGACTTGTGGCTGTTCTTCCTCCTCAGAATTCTCATCTTCTTCGGATTGTTCGGTATCAGTTTCGTCACCATCCGCGTCTGCATCGGTTAGCAACTCCTCATCTACCGCCGCGCCCTCATCGGGCAACTGCGCCTCGCTGCTCTCCTCTTGTCCCTCATCGGGGAGCATCCCAGCAAGTGCATTGGCTGCTTCAGCCATATTCATCGGACCTTGTACAACACTCGCCGCTGGCGTTGGTGCTACTGTTTGCATTGGTCTATTTCCTTAATTAAACAAGATTTTTCTGTGCGCGTTCGATGGCACGCTGTGCCACCTTGCCGTTGTCAATCATTTTGGTGAGTTCGTTTTTGAAGTTCTCGATGGCACGCAACTGCGCCCAACAGATTTCACGCTTGGCAGCCTCTTCAGGCTTGCTGTTCTCAAACTCCCACAGCAAATCTCCGCGCATCTTCTCCAAGGCCGTTGCAAATACCTCGTCCTGCATAAATTGCTCGGACTTGCGGCCTTTTCTTACCTGTTCTTCGTTCATTGAGCCATTCCATTAAGGTTGATGGGTGGAGGCACATTCGCCGCTGTCTGCACCGCCTGTTGGACGATGGCAGACTCTTGCTGCATGGCTTCCCGATCCATAGCCTGCTGCGCTTGAATCTCAGCAGTGCTAATTTGTGTCTGGTACTTTAACTCAAGTTCGTATTTCTTGAGCATTAAGTCTTGCGCCATTTGATCTCTTCGATAATCGTCATCGCGGATCATCTGCTCACGCTTCAATTCCAGCTCGGCAGCCTTCTTTTGGATGTCTGCTTGGATCGACTGAGCCTGCACCTGCGCCAGCACTTCTTCTGGAGTCGGTTTCGGTGCGTCTTCTTGTGGCATCTGGTAGTCGGCAGGCAGTGCTTGGAAATAGCTTGATGCGTCTTTGAAGCCTGACAACTCAATGATCTTCTGAATTGTGCGGATGTACATGGCTGGTGTGACCACAGGATTGCCCAAGCCAAACTGCTGCATGATCTGCTCTTGTTTGCCGGCAATCATGGTCAGTGCTTGGATGCGGTCATTGGTGTCACCGTTACCCAAACCAATGTTGATTGATACATCCATGGAGTTATTCCAGACGCGAGGGTCAATCTCCACCCACTCATTACGCAGGCGCACCATGCGGGGCTTGTCTTGATGGGTGGTCATCAGATACAGAATGCCCTTGAAGAGTTTCTTCATGCCCTCGGCCAAGAGTCGGGCTTGCAACTCCAAACGGCTTTGGCTGGCGCTAACGGTGGCCGCCACAGCAGCCTTGGTGGTTGATTGCAATGCGTCAGGATCAAGTCCCATGGCGGCTTTGCTCATGCCGGTGCGGTCTTCGCGCATTGCGTCCATGTAGTCCAGCATGGGGAATGCGGCCTGTCCGACAAAGGGTGAGCTGAACGGCTGCACCATGCCTGGCGCTCTCATCCGAATAATTGCGCCTGTCTCGTTGTTCAGCACATCGTCAATGTTGACCTGTCCTTCCACCACTGCTGTGCGTGGATGGATCGACTGCGCCAAAGAGTCCAAAGTGTTTCGCAATATTTCGGACTTGATTTCCTGAATGTCGTGCGTCAGATCGAATACTGACATGGCTTCCAGTGGGCTGGTGTGTGGCTCTGGGTCACATGGGAAGTCCACAAAGGGGATGTAGCTGGCCGGAAGATTTCGCACCACGGTGTAGCCTGAACCCATGCAACAAATCTTGCGTAACTCGGCGATACCGTCACCGTCAAAGTCAACGCGGATATAGGATTCAACATAGAGCACGCGGCGTTGGCCAGGATTCAAACTATCGCCCGATCCCATGGTGGTGCTTAATGGCTGACGCGCCAAATACTCATCATTGCTGTCCAAGTCGGTGCTGGAGATGTTCTCCTCAATCTCGTCCAACTCATAACCCATGGCCAGCAAATCGTCCACGGTAGCCATCTGACGGTGGGCGATGATGCCTGCATCCTCAAATGAACGCGCTCTACGATCCAGCACCAACTCTTCAGGCGGCACAGCCATGATGCGGATGCGGCCATCTTTGGTGGTGCGCTTGATCTGCACATCGTGCAACATGGGTTGCTGCATAGGTCCAGGCTGACCCGTCATTGGATCAATGCTTTGAATGCCTGGTTGCATTGGGTCAGGATAGCTCACCACAATCTTGACCTCTGCACCCTCTTGCATCAGCAGTTGTACGGTCTGGTCATCGAGTCCCGAGTACTCGTCAATCTTGACCTCATCCACCTCATCCCACCAGTATTTAGCAATACCGCACTTACGCACCAGCGAGTCTTTGAACAACGCATAGGTGGTCATGAAACCGTTGTTGTCGTTGCTGAATATGTAATTGGCATAGTCAGTCGCTTGCTGTGCGCCAGTCACATCTTCCGGTCCACGCGGCACATACTCAACGACATTCTCACTGCTGAAAAACACTTTCATCAGGCTTGGCAGCATGGCCGAAACAGTGTCGCGCACCTCCATGGCCACGACTTGTGAGCGCCCATCTTCCTCATTGCCAAAGGGGTCGCCACGGTAATACTCAGTGCCCTTGGCGCGGATAGGGGAGATGTCGGCATCGATGTAGCTGACAGCGTCCTCCAGTTCGCCAGAGACGATGCCCTGCAACTCGGTATCGTCCATCGGATTGACTGCGGCCACATCAGTGCTCAATTGCATATCGTTGATCATTTCTTGTTCCTTGCAGAAATTGCTTTGGCCTTTGCTCTGGCATCAGCCTTACTTGACGCGCCCCACGCCTTCAGACTCAACAGCAAGCGCGTTGGCTCGCCGTCCTTGTACTCGGGGCCTGGCATATTGCCCATTCTCGCAAGGAATGAGGCCCTGCGCGGGTTGTCGCCACTCTTGACAGGCGCTTTCAGATTCATGCCCTCGGCTTTTGCGCTGGCGCGTCCCTTTGCGTTTAGGCCGCCACTCGGATTCTTTCCCTCTTTACGCTGCCACGCGGGTGTCTTCATAGGGCACTTTCTTCAAAATCACATACATAGAATCAACTGCACGCGGCAGTCGCAGTATCTCTTCTTGTGGCAATTCTAGGCTTGCACCGTAATTGCTGAGACTCATTTGCAAATGCGTCAACTCAAACCTGCTGCCCTTCCAGCCCAAGTACCACGCCCATTCACAGTAATACACCCACGACTTTTCGTTGAATGCACGCACATGAGTCGGGTCTTGCCATGCGCCATGACTCAAATCGTAAGGCACATGAATGTGCATCTCGCCGCCTTCACGCAACAAATCCCGACAGTTGGTCATGGCCGTCACTAGATCGGGTATGTGCTCAATCACATCATTGGCGATGATCCTGTCAAAGCAAAAAGGCTTAATAGTCACCAGCCCAACTGGTGACTGTATGACTTCACCTAGTGACAATTTGCAAATATCCAGCACCCAATCAGCGCCAACATCTGCGCGAATGTCAGCATTCACGCAGTCAGGCTTGTAGTCCTTGCCCGAACCCAGATTAAGAGTTAAACCATTGCTTGGCATAGTCTGGCCTGTTCTTTAAAAGCCATGGAATGGCAGCCTTGGTCAGTGCGTCACCGTTCATGCCCACAGTCTGGCTGCCAATGTGGTGCACATATGACCGACTCAGGTAGTGGTGAAAGCCTGCTTTTCTCAAATCCTCGCAGTGCACATCATCGGAGTACCAATTCAGCGGTGGAAATTTCGCAGCCTCCCACGCATCGCGCTCAATCCATGCAAAGATAGGGGATGGGCATTCCAGCGGCACAATTGCGTCCTCATAGGGGTACTTGAAGTAGTGCAACTGCTGCCCAAAGGGATTAGAGCGCACATTTTGCACAGGTCTGGCAGCATCACAACGCGCTGAAACCCAACCCACAGGCTCGCCGGTTTCCTCTTTCAACTGCTTGACATCCTCCATCAGCAGACGGTAGCTCGTTGGTGTCAGCACGATGTCATCGTTGGCGCAGATCACTGACTCAAAGCCATCGGCAAAGGCACGGTCCATGATGTCGTTGTAATCCTCACCGAAATTGTGCGGTGCACCAAAGACCTTCAAGTCAGCGTCAAAGCCGCCAATAATGGACTCTGGACCGCGCAAATAGACAGGCACTTCGGGACAATATTCGGCAATGCTTGTGAGCATCACCCGCAAACCTTTGCCGTGTACCGTTGAAATGCATATGGGAGAGATCACTTCTTCGGCTTCTTCTTGGCGGTCTTGGCCGCCAACTTGAAGTCGGCAGCGGATGGCGCTGCCTTTGATCCCACTTTGTTCATCTTCTCGCCAGAACCTGCGGCGATGCGTTTTTGCTTGGCGTTAATGTTTGAGTACAAACTAGGCTTAGTCTTCACCTTTGACTCCAATCTTGATCGTTAAAAGTGACTCAGGCATCTCGCCCTCATCTTCGCTCTCGCCTTCTTCATCCACCACCCAAGCCGAGCAGGTGCGGCTGGCCGCGCACTTGAAGTCGAATATCTCGCAGTAACCCAAGTCACCGCCATCAATCACCGCCCAAGGGTCGCCCTCATCGCCAATGCCCTTGGCAATGCAATCAAGCATCGACTTTTCCTGATCAAAGGCCGCACAGTTACCGCAGCGGCTCATCTTTGCGTCTTCAGCGTCAACGCCCCACTCTTTGGCCATCTGCATCCAATACTGCTTGTTGGGCAGCGCAGGATTCTCAGGACCGTAGTTCGCAGACTCAATCGCCTTGGCGCGATTCTTCAAGTTCAGCGTGATGTCTTGTGTGGACATGGGGCAGCTTTCGCCATCCTCGTAACCCTCATCTTGGTCCATGGCCTGATCCATGGTGCGCTTGAGCGTAGCCATTAACGCATCCCCTTGGTCTTCATGTTCTTCGCTGTACGCGCACCGCGCATGGGCATCTTGGCAGAACTCAAAGCAATAGCCACCGCTTGGCGTGGATTCTTGACTACTTTGCCGCCTTTGCCAGAGTGCAATGTGCCTTCCTTGTACTCCTTCATTACAGAACCGACTTTCTTTTGTGCCTTGGTCATCTTCATGCGTTACTCCTTGAATAAACGAATTATGCAACCCTTGATAGGTTTCTTTTCAATGGTTGACTCCACTTCGTGCTGGCCTTTGACCCCATCATGCCAATCACAGCATCAGAAGCAAAGGTCAAGCAAAAAGCATCAGCCTTGTCTGGCGAGGCCAAACCACGCTTTCTGATCTCATCTTTACCCTCAATCTGAATCTTGCCGTTAGAGGTAAACGAATACCTGACTGTCGCCAACTCAGCAATCAGCAGCTCATCCTTTGGCAGACGGCAGTCCCGCGCCTCAAGCCACGACTTGGCCTTGTACCAAAGCTCGGCCTTTAAGTTGCGGTAAGTCGTACCCATGGCTGGACTCTCAGACACATTGATGCCGCGAGCTGGCAGATTCAACTCTCTAAGACGGTCAACCACGCCAGCGCCAAGTCCAATGCTGTCAACCAGTATCTCTGTCGGCCTCTCAGATGGCGGCAATATCTCAAACTCAGCCACCACCGCACCCGTCAGTTGCATCAAATCCAGATTCTTCCAAGTCTTGATCGGCTCAGTCACCGCATTCCCCCGCCTTTTGCACAATGCGGAACGGTCCGAGCCAAAGCGTGCCACATCCAAGCCCCACACCAATGGCGCGTAAGGACTCGCCTCTACATCCCGATTCATCGCCAAGTCCAGCAATTCCATGGGGATGACGGTATCTTCGTCACTCTTCGGAAACTCACCCAAGACGCGGATGCGGTAGGCATTGGAGTCCTCACCGTAACGCGCCTTCATCTCCTCGATGTACGCCTCACTGACGCGGGGCGAGTCGGCGCAACTCACCTTCATCGTCACCCAATCCCCCGCCAGACGGTTGTGGGTGTCGTAAAAGAAGCCGCTGGAACGCACCGGATTGCCAAGTAACAGCGTCACGGCGTTATGTCCGGACATACTTCCGCTGGCCGCCTCGAACACCTTCTCAGGTATACCGGAAGCCTCATCCCCCACCAGCATCACATTGTCAGAGTGCACCCCCTGCAAGGCTTCGGGCTGCTCGGCGCGGGAAGTTCTGGCCGAGATGAACGCCTCCTCGTTTGCGCCAATCACCTCAATACGGTCTTGCTTCACATCCAATTGCTCGGCCAGCATTGGCGGCAGCACCTTCACCCAACGCTTGACCTCGGCAAATAAGGCATCGTAGAGCTGTGAACTGGTCGGTGCTGTCACCACCACCTTGACCGGAAAGCGCAAGAACAAATACCAAATCATCGCCCAGCTCGCAGCGGTGGACTTGCCAACGCCATGTCCAGACCTCACCGAGATACGGCGGTTGCCATTGGCAATGTGATTCAAGAATTCAATCTGCCACTGGTCAGGCTCAGTGTTGAGCACCTCGCGGACGAATAGGACAGGGTTGTGCTTGTACAGCTTGACGAATTCGACAAAAGGGTTATTGGCCACCAAATCATTGGAAATTTTTTTCGGGGCGGCCTTCTTTGTGGCAGTGGGGGTAGGGGTGGTGGTCATCGGGTTATGGGATTCGGTAGGTGTTTGGCTGCGTCATCAGCCGCCCCCGCCGCAAACGCGCAAGGGGGGGCATCGCGCCGCGCCAGGCGCAGGCCGCGCCCACTTTACAGCGAAAAGATATCCACAGGGGTATGCATCACTAAGTCGTTGATTCATATGCTTTCTTACAGATTGCTGACAATATCCATTTAACACGATGTCCATTATGTTAAGTCAATTGTGGATAACTGACCTGTTTCTGCTCAATCAGCAGGCACTTTGCAGTTATGCACAGGCCAATGTGCTTAACCATTGCGATTTTCTGTGGATAAGTCCTCGAGCACCTCGGTATGGCGCAATGCCGCCATGCGTAGGTCTTGGACATTGATGTTGATTTGCGCGGCTTTTTGTAAGCCATAAGTCTTCTGATCCCACCGTTCAGCCAGCCACTGGCGCGTTCGGATGCGCTGGACATCGCGCTGCGCGTGATCGACATCCATGCCGTCCGCGATCTCCACCGTCTCACACGCCAAAAGGTCTGCTGCACGCGTGCGCGCACGCGCAATCATAGCACCGTGATCATTTTCTTCAATCCAGTCATCGAGCGCACGCTTGCTGATCCCGAGTTCGATGCAGATGTTGGCAATGCTTTTCCCGCTTTCCACCATGCTGAAGATCATCTCTTCGGGCATATCGTTGAGAAAAGCAATGTCCTGTCTTCGTTTTGGGTTACCAACCACGCTCAGACCCGCTTTAAAGCCGTTTTAATCCGCTGGACGATGTCCAGTACCTTTTCCTTGATCAAAGCCCCTAATCGCTTAATTTGTTCCATTTTTGAACCTCTCCGCTTGTTTGCTGTTGAATTTCTTTTCTGCTGGTGGACCGTCCAGCACCTCAAGGTCATCTGGGAAGTCGTCAAAGCCTGATTCTCCACCGATTTTGTTGGCTTTGAAGCTGACCACCTTGGCGGTTGGATCAAAGGCTTTGACCTTGATGATTTCTTGCACCAGCGGATCGTTGAAGATCACCTCCAGCTCTTCCATGCTCCAAATGCAATGGTTGCTCAGTTCCTGTCTCTCCCGCTGCATAGCCAGCGTCTCGTTGACCGTCCTGACAATGACCATGACCTGACCTGTCTGCATCTCCCACTCGATTCTCGGAATCTGATCGTTGGCTGGCGTGATGCCTTGATCTGCTGCCCACTGATCCAACACGCCATAAGCCCTGATCATCCCCGCCAGACTGGAATCGAATTTCGCATGATCCTTTGACGCAATCGCTTGGTGCAATCTGCCGTTCTGCGTCCAGAATTTCTCCCTCAACTCACTGTCTACTAAAGTAATCAGTCGATTTTCTCCCCATTTCCTATCGCTGGCCGCTTTCGCTGCCTCCAGTTCCACCAACCTTGATTGCACATAAACCGTCCACGCATCTGCTTGTGGACTTGGACTCACCACCACTGGATGCTGTCTGAGTGACTTCTTTGTTGCCATTACGCTTTCCTTCGTTTTGTTGCAAATAGGGAACACACAACAGGGAACAAACCTCCGAGTCCTAGACTCTCGGTTTGTTCCTGTTCCCTTGTGCGGAACATTTGTTCCCCTTTTGTTCCTTGTTTGTTCCCTGTTCCCTGTATATTCATACAGCCTCAGAACGATTCGCTTGATTCACTTTTGACGGTCAACCACGCAAATCCATCGCTGATCTGTCCATGTCCATGTCTGGACAAGTCCTTCCTAACCCGCTGCCAAGTGACCTTGAAGCTGTCCTTATCCTCATCTGTGCACCCCATCTTTGACCACAATTCCTCTCTCCAGTGCTTCAAATCCACCACCATACGCTGTGAACCTTCGATTAACTTCAAGAAGCCATTCTTCTTAATCGCATTTTCCAAGCATTGGAGCGACAAGACCTGATTCTTGCCGTGTCCTGCGTTGCTGGACGCACCTTTTGCGTCCCTTTTCAGCGCGTCAAACTGCCCGAGTTCGCATGGGTTGACGGCCAAACTGGTCTGCGGCTCACCGATCTGGAGTGATCCTTGTGGCGCTGGCAGCTCCACCGTGACCATCTCAAAGCCGATCCTGTCGTTGTCCGCACCGTCCTTTTGCTTGCTGATGGTGACGATTCCTTTCATGCTGTCTTCGAATCTGAGCAGCTCCAGCTCGGTGTCCACTGCCCCGAGTAGGCTGGAGTGACCGCGCAGTCCTTTGGTGGCATCCTTTCCACTGTGGTGCAAGATCATCAGCCCACAGTCCTGCACGATCTGCTGAATGCGTCCACAGGCTGTGATGAACGCTCCCATATCCTCACTGGAGTTCTCGTTGCCACCGCCAAAGGCTCTGGCCAGCGTGTCTATGACGATCTGCTTGAATTCGATACCCGACTGCTGCACAAGCTGTTCGATGGCCAGCACCAGCGCGTTGAAGTCTTCGATGCTTGATCTGAGATTGAGTTGATGCCTGACCACATAGATCGGTGCGCCACTCTCTGTTCGGTGGTGAATCTTGAGTGCCTTGATCCTTGCGCCGATACCGCCAAAGCCCTCGCCTGCGATGTACAGCACCGCACCTGCCTCGTTGACCTCTCTGTCCATCCACGGCGTTCCTGTGGCGATGGCGTGTGCAATGTCCAAGGCAATGAACGACTTGAATGAGCCTGGCGGTCCATAGAGCGCACTGAATGCGCCAACCGGCAACACGCCATCAATCAACCACTTCACCGGCTCGTCTTGGATGCTGTCCCAATGCTCGATCTGTATTTGCTTTGACGGCTTTGGTGGTGCTGGTGGTTCTGACTCGAATTCCTTTGCAATGTCAAACTCTGACGGTGCTTGCGGTGTCTGCGGCAACTGTGTTGCTGCACTGGTGATCGGATTCAATCGTTCGGGCATCGTTAACTGATCCAGCGATGTGATGGCTGCCGCTGCCTTGACCAGCGCCACCAGCTCGGCTCTACCGCCACCCGCCTCAATGAATTCAAAGGCATCGTCACCTTGGCCTTGCAGTCCGAGGTCAACTACCTTCAGTGACTTGACGATGGGCAAGATTGCCTCGGCAGCCTTATATGCATAACCCCAACCCGCCACATCGTTGTCCGGCACGATGATGACTTGCGCTCCGGCAAAGTATTCGGTGATGGCGGCTGGCCATGATCCGGCGCCAGTGTGCGCGGTGGTGGCGATCATGCCGATTGACTTGATCGCATCCGCTGCCTTCTCGCCCTCTACCAAGAAGACATTGCGCCCCGCTGTCTTCGCGTCTAAGAGTGCAGGCAAGTTGTACGGCACGATGCGTGCGTCTCCAAGCGTTGTGGAGCGTCTGCCATCACTATCAACTTTGTAGAGTCTATAAGTCTTTCCAGACTCCCCTATCTTGTACCGCTGCTTGACAAACACTGTCTGTCTGTCCTCATCCTGATACGCCCACTCTTGTTCCAGTATGTTGCGCGGAATGGGTCTGATGTTGGCGAGTGGGTCAGGCTTGTCCAAGAGTTCGGGAAGCAGATTGAGTGCTCTGATGGTGTGAAAGACATCCTCTTGTGAGCAACCACCATGACAGTGGAATAAGGGCTTGCCCTCATCATTGATGTCGATGCTGAGACTTGGATTCTTGTCGCCGTTGCCTTTGCCGTGACTCGGAACAGGGCAACTAGCCACCCATTGACCGTTTGCTTTCTTCGCGTTGCCGAGCTGCTTGGCTATTTGTTCTGCTTGCATTTAGCTGCCATTTTTTTAGAGGAAAAAAAACCGCTGGGGTTAGCCAGCGGTGCTTAAAGCCAATCAGTTAAAACATTTCGTCATCAGCCACGGCTGCGGCCATCACTGACTTCGCTGGCGCTGCAACTGGTGCAGCAGCCGGTGCGCTGAATGGCGCTGAGTGATCAGCACCTTCAGAGTCCATGCCAGCGGGACGATCAATCCAACTGATGATGTTGAACGCTGGGATGCGTGTCGTGCCCTTGCCGATCTTTTCCAGTTTGCTGCCGGTGTACTCCAGCACAGGCAACTTACCCACATTGGCGGCTTGCTGTGCAGCGCAGGCGGTGTACATGACCTCAAGCCCCATGTTCGGACCTACGCCATTCGATGACCATTCCACCAAACCGATTTCCTTGTTGTAAAACTTGACGATGAATCCGCGCTTGTGGTCGGGGGACGGCTGTGCTCCTTTCTTGCCAAGCGTTGCATCGGCTTGCCAATCGCGCAGTCCGACACCGAGTGCCAGCCAACCTGTTTGCACATCATTGATGTCGAACACAACTTTCTTGAGTTGGATTTCTTCACCGAGATTGTTTGTCCAAGCGTTTGCTTGTGGAGAAAAGCGGATGTAGTTTCCAGAGCCGCCAGCAGAAGAGAGGTTTAGCATTTTGCGTTTCGCTTTCAAAGTTTCAGGGGTTGCATTATTGACTCAACCCGCGATCTCTCGCAAGTGTGAGTCCACTTGATACCTTGACCGATAACTCGTCCAAGATAACTCTTTGTTCCTTTGGCAGTAGCTTTTCCGCTGCCGCAGGAGAAATTAGTGTCGTATCGAAAATCTGAGTTCGGGTAAGTCCCAACTCGGCCAACTTGTCAGCGGCCTTGTCGCCATCCAACCATTTGCGCGTTGGGCGTTTCGGTGCGAGCTGCCAGCCTTGCAACACCATGCCATCCTTTTCCATGGCTTGCATTGCGTGCTCTTCCACCGCCTTGATGAATTTCTCAACCATCGGTGCTTTGTCCAGAATGGCGCTGATCTGATCCGGAGTGAGTGTCTTCATCACCTCCGCGATCTCATCTTTGTTCATCGCGGTGATGTCTGTCTGTGTGGCCACGACATCAAATTGCTGTTTCTGCTTTGGGCAAATGGTCTTCGCGTCACACCACTGGCAGGCTGACTCCGACATATAGAGTGGCGGTTCATCGAGCTGTGTGGCGATCATCGCGGGACGCAGTATCTTCTCTTCCCACTCCCACAACTCTGCTGCTGGCATCACAAGAGTGCGCGGCTCGCCTGAGTGCGGTTGCACAATCGTGAGATGGAATTCTTTGATCCAATCGCGCCCCATGCCCTGCGTGTACGCAAGCGCGTAAATCTTGAGCTGTGTTGAGTCCTCTGACACATAGCCCTTGCCAGTCTTGAGATCAGTGACATAGACCTTGCCTGACTGCATGGAGTAACCCACGACATCAGCAGTGCCGCCCACTTGGATGTATTCAGCAGACTGATACTTGACTGGGTGCTCGACATTCATGCGCTCTGTCAGCCCTTCGATATTCCAAATCTCGGTGAGGTAGTCGAGTGCCATCTGACAATCGTCAGCGTCCAAGATCACGCCTTCAATCTCCTCGCCAATGAATTTCATGGGATCGGTGTCCAACTGATAGCAAGTCTCGGCCAGCGCGTGAATGGCAGTGCCAAGCTGTGCGGCTTCACCTGATGGGCGTTGCGGTACTTGAGCGCAGAGCTTCACCGAGCCTGGACACGCTATCCACCGTGATGATGCCGAGGGTCTTAGTCTTCTTTGTTTGATTGCCATGTGTCTCTTTCCAAATGATGGTCATTGATGATGACTTGGTACGCCAACTGCCTTACCTCATGGCTGACAGCGTGTCCAAGGTCTTCGGGGTCTAGGATGCGTTTGAGTAGCACCACCTTGTCCTGATTTGCTTTGCGTTGCAACTCCAACTGAGTGCCCAACCAGATGATGTGCTCGCGCATAACTTGTCTTTCTTTATCTTGCATGGTCAGTCTCCGCAGAAGCAAGCAATTGATTCGTCATCTGGTCCAAACATATCTGTCTGATCAGCAGCAAATTGAATCATTGATGCGTATGACGGACGGTCGGAACGGAACACCGCACCGCTTGGCTTGGATGCCAATGCCAATGCCAATGCCTCCATTTTTGCCCACCAAATACCACGCTCTGGCTTTTCCGCAATTAGAGATAACACTTGAGCACCGCCTTTTAAGAAGCATAAATCGCAATTGCCGTGATATGTCACGCCATTGATGTTTGGCAATTGCAGATCAAATAACTGATTGCGCCAAAACTCACCAACTGTTTCTTTTGTCACTCCAGCTGAAACTAAAGGGATGCGTGACTTATCTTCGATCTTGGCGGCGCGTCTTTGTTCATCTGCACGCATTCCGATCCAATCCATTTTCTCGTTGTGATCCCAACCAAGTGATTTCAGATATTTGTGGATGGTGCGAATCTTTAACTCAGCAGTACAAAATCTTGTTACTGGATTTGGCAAGTAATTGCGCTTTTTAATCAGCGCCTCAAATGGCTCACCATCTCTGCTGGCGGTTTCAAATGTCACACGCTCAAAGGCTGGATCAGCATCACGAAACTCCACCCAATGAATCTCAACATTCCACTGCTCAGAGCAATCCTGTACAAAGCGCAATGTGGCCTCGTCTTCTTTGCCAGTATTTGCAAAGCAAACGATGGCCTCATCAGGCAGGCCGTTATTTGATTGCAGTACACGCCACAGCATATACGCGCTGGTGCGGCCACCGCTGAAGCTGATACAGGTCGGCTCAATGATCTTGAATGGGTCAGCCATGATGCTTGCCCCAATATGCGATCAAGGCAGCGTCCGATCTGCCGTCATCCTTGACGCGCTTGAAGTCGGCCTGATTGCTTGGAAAAAGTTCCATGGCTCTTGCGCGGCTGGCATCCTTGCCCTGTCCACGGCCAACGGCCTTCACCCAAGTGGCCGGTGCGACATATGTCACTGGCAGTTTGAACGCGGCCAGAATGCCCTCGATCATGCCAAAGCTGCGCCCAAAGCTGAAGACGCTTGTCACGCCCTGGCCAGCCATTGCTGACACGCGCTCGCAGTAGACATGACAGTCTTTGCCAGAGTACAGGTACAGCAGCTCGGCCAGCTCGCTGGCGCTGACCTGCCGCTTGGCTTTGCCGTTGCGCTCCACCGTCATAGTCGGCATATCGAATATCTTCAGGCTTTCGGGCGAGATGACGGCCACAGCGCCAGACAGACCAGGATCGATTCCGATAATTCTCATTTAAATTTCACCAATAATTTTGACCAAATGTATCCACCGCCAACTTTTGCAATGAATTGCAATGCAACAATTTCTAGCATTAGACCGCCAAAGGCAATCGTTGGAAAAACAATAGAGTCAACCAATGCGCCAGCGGTATTTGATCCATTGACCCGAATCATCCAATCTTTACCTTTGAGATATTGATAGGCTAATGAATCAGCAACCATTGACAAGCTGAATGCCGCCAAAGATGCAAAGGCAATCATTCCTGTTGCTGGATTGATGGCATAAGAAATGATGCTGGCAGTTGCAATCAAGCCACCCATCTTTATGGCTAACTTGTCACCTTCCCAAAGATCATGCAACTTGTCACGCAATGACAAATCTAATCCAATCAAGACAAAGGCATTGACAAGACTAAACCAGACTCCTAGCCAAGCAACCAACAGATTTGCGGCAACCAATGCGGCAATGTAAATGAATGCATAAATCATATTAACTTCTCCTGTAATGGTTTTTCTTCCCACAAAGCTAGGGGGTTTCTTGCATCAATTCTTTTTGCCATACAGCCAGCACATTCGATATGTTCTGCATGGTGTAAAGCAACATTTGTAGAGTCTGCACTTGCTAATGGGTATCCTGTTTGTCCCAACATCCTCATGCCATGTACCCAAGGTATTTGTCTTCCATAGGTTTTAACCAGTGCATTAAATGCCTCATCCATCCTGCCGCACCATTTTGTAGTGCCAATCTGCCAATATTCCCCTGCTGACCCAAAGCACACCCGCCCCCATTGGTCACATAACTCTAGCAAATATGAAATTGGCAAGCCTAAATGCCATACAGGAATTCCAAATTCTTTACGGAAACACCAAGTTTTAACCATCTCTTTTTGTTGTTCGACAGTCCCATCAATTACATCAGGAACAACCGCCCAATGAGGATGCGCCAGCAAAGGCTCAACCCACTTATAAAAGCCAGTTAAGTTGAATTCCAATCCTCTTGTTTTGGCACTAAATGCGCCGTTGTCCAGCATCAAGGATTGTCCAATCTGTAAACATCTTTGCAAATCATCAGGTCTGGCGTAGGAAATACAAAAGTTTTTCCCTGCCATTGTTTGAATTGCTTTGATGGGACTGATTGGAGTGCCGTGATAGTGAATCATTTGACGGCATCCTCCATGGCTTTGTTGAGCACCTGCAAACGCGCTGAAATGAGCGCATTGGCGGCCTCTTCCAAGCGTATGACGGTGCTGTAAAGTGGCTCTGTCTGACCGTTAACCCAGCGCGAGAGCTGCGCCTGATCAATCTCTGCGACTCGGCACAAGTCCGACATCCGATAACCGGCTGACTCGATCTTGTATTTGATGTCGTTTATGGCTTGCTGTGCAATTTTCATGTGTATGATGTTAACCATGTTTTGTGAAGATGGTCAAGTGTACAGGGAAAAAAGGGGATCAGCGAACCGATCCCCAAAAGGCAACTGCGCGAAAGCAGAAACGCGCAGAGACATTGTAGGGTATGAAATACCTGACTAACTTGTAGGTGATTTGACAGATATGCAAATACTGATATGATTTACTTGTCAACAACTTGAAAGGCTTTTATGAACCACACACAACACGCTATGACGGTGGAGAACCACCGCAAACTCAGCAAACGCGCTGAGTCAGCCTATGACTACCTGCTGTGCCTCGCCATTGGCGTAGGCTTGGCCGCACTGCTCGTAGCATGGTGGTCATCATGAACAACCCACCAGCATTTCCAACAGGCACAGGGGTTGCGCCATACAACCCTGGCATGACGCTTCGGGACTACTTTGCGGCAAAGGCTATGCAGGGATATTGCTCAAACCAACAGCACACCAGCAGTTGCACGGTTGGACTTACCGCTGATTGCGCTTACGAAATGGCAGACGCAATGCTGAAAGCGAGGGAAGCGTGATCCTGAAAGTGCGTCAACTCAAACCTGGCCAGCAGTTCATGCTCAAACGCACTGGCGAGTGGTTTTTTTTCGTTGAAAAAGAAATAGGCACGCCATTTGGAGTGCGCTACATCGTTGCCTACGATGATCCCTATAACCTCAAGAAACGCAATGGGCGCATAACCACACTGCACCATTCTTGTCATGTCATCATCAATCACAAAGGAGAAAACAATGTCACAGACCATGCAAATGGAAATTGACCGCGCTGTCAACAAGTTCACGCCACCCATGGAAGTGGGCGGCGGATTCCTCACCCGCAATGAATACGCCAAGTTTGCGCGTATGGCAGTCACCGAGGGCACATTGATCGGATGGGCGCACGCGGAGAACATGACAAGAGATCGTATGCAGCGCAAGATCACCGAGCTGGAGCACGAAGTCATCATCTTGCGTGACCGCGTGAAAGATGTTGAGATGGAATTGCTGGCCACGCAAAAATGAGAAAGCTCAACTGGACACCCCCACACGGTACAAAGATCACATGGCCAACCATTCATGTGTTTGACGCTGCATTCACGCCAACCAGAGGCGCTGATGTGCAAGAGATTTGGCGCAGACACGGTTGGACACCACGCTTTGGCAATGCGCCAGCGGTTGACGAACCCACCCACAAATCAAAGGTGCTTAGAGTATGGAAACCATAATCAACTTCTTGCTGGTGGCGGTGCTCTCCATCACCATCACGCTACTGGTGATCTTTTGCGTCATCAAATTTTTGTTGGACCAGACCGAGGATAAGTGAATGCCCAGACCAAAGACAGAGTTGACCACCAACGCCAAAATCATAGGGGCGCGGTTGACGCAGGAGCAATTCAAAGAATGGCGCAAACTGGGCGGCGGCCTGTGGCTGCGAAAGTATTTGATTGAGAGTGCAGAGAAAAGGAAAAAGCAATGACACAAGATGAAATTATTGACATGGCTATACAGGCGGGGGCTTCACCTGACGAAAATAAGATTTGGCTTATGTATGCAGAAGAAATTGAAACCTTTGCCAAACTTGTAGCCGCTAAGAAGCAAGAGCGCATTATTGAAGTGGTTGAGCGTTTAGGTACATGGGCGCACATAACTGAAGTGGTAGCTGAAATCAGAGGTGAAGCATGACACAAGAGCCTATTGCATACATCAATGTCGAGAAGCGCACGCTGGAATTCGCAGAGCCAATCAAATGGCATACCCCGACTGTTGCGAACCTAGATCGAATTCCTTTGTTCACCAAAGAAGCCTTGGCACAGACGCAAGAGCCTGTGGCGTGGCAGTTTATGAACGGGTCAAACTTTCGGAAGCGCAGACCAGACGATTTTGCTGATTTAGATTCTGACGGATTGCTGTATTGGAAGCCTCTCTACACCACCCCACCACAGCGCACATGGGTAGGGCTAGAGGGAGAAGAAATTAGGAATTTGTGGGAAGAAGCAACAAAACCCGACAGAAGCACCATGACTATGGTCACATCATTTGCAAAGAGCATTGAAGCCAAACTAAAGCAAAAGAACGGCTATGCCGAGGAGAACACATGAACGCATTTGATTACAAAGGACCGTCAATCTGGACAAGAGATGCTGAATTGAAGATGATCAATACAGGCAAAATTGTTGGTGCAAAACGCAGAGAGCAAATCAGAGAAAAAGAAAAGCACATTGAGTACCAATGCAAACCAAGGAAAAAGAAGTGAGCAACGCATTCGACTACAAAGGCCAGCCTTCAATCTGGACACGCGATGTCAAACTCAAACGCTTCAAGCAAGGCGAGGAATTTGCCAAGAAGCGACAAGACAAGGGTGACATCAATGACAAGAATCAAGTGTTCATATACTCCAAGGCACTGAGCACAAAGAAATGAAATCCGCAAGACTCCCGCGAGTAATTGATCTGCTTCAGCGCACAGCCTGCACAGCGCCAGAGCTGGCGGCCAAGGTGTACTGCACCGAGAGGTCAGCGCAGCAGATGATCAACCGTCTGCGACTCGCTGGCACGGTCCACATACAAGAGTGGCGCAGATCGGGCAGAGTGCTGGTGGCGGTGTACCGTTATGGGATTGGCACTGATGCCGTCAAACCTCCACCACTGACACCCATGGAGAGGTTGCGTAGATTCAGAGAGCGCGAGTCACTTGACGATAAGGCTTTCCGCTTGGCAAGGGAAAGAGGTAAGAGGTTAAAGCCGAGGCGTGATCCGCTGGTGGCTGCGTTTTATGGATCAGTCGAGTAGACCTTTTAATTTCATAAATTGCACAAGTTCAGAGCCTGTCAATTGAAGTAGTGGCTCAATAGATTCAGGCGAAACATATTCATTTCTTTCAATACCAAATGGCTCTAGTCTTTGACCAAAATTTCCTTCTTGATATAGACCTGTTTCCCATGCTTTTTTAGGATTTCCTTGAATATCAAAGACTTTACTTTGACTACCCTCCATCAATCCTTCGCTTGGTATATATGTAATGTTTTCGGCACTTGGAGATTTTTTATTGATAAAAGCTAAATGACCATACTTCTCAATATCGTCAACAGTAACCTTGTCAAATGATTTATTTAACTTTCTGCCAACCATTGCTTTGATCCATTCTGGCTTGTCAGAAAACCAAGCCAAAGGAGTCACATTTTCAAAAAAGTTATCTATATCACCCTCAACAGCACCTTGAGCAACTTCTCTAACCCAAGGACCACCAGCTTGTGGCTCAATGCCATAGCGCAAATCTTTTGCTTTGTCGGCAGTTGATGAATGAAATAAAAATTTATCACTTGTCCTTGCTAGATTTTCAATCTTTGGCGGTCTTTTCCCTTGAAACTCAGGACCTAATTCAATTACCCTCATCGGCTGCGGTGTCATCGCACCAAGCAAACCACCACGCTCACCCATCATGGCGGCATTGATCTCTTCACCCGCCATGCGTGCAACGGCTTTGCCACCCCTACCAACAGCCTTCGCAACAGGCTTAACAGCAGCCACTGGCACTGGTGACATGAATGCACCAGCAGTCTCTAGCAAGCCAGCTTGTGGCGTTGGTTGCGTCATGCGCGGTGTCGTTGCCAGCACCTGCTCAGATGATGGGACAACACGCCTTCTCTGCGGCATACGCGGGTCTACATCACCTCTGAGCATCCCTTCAATCATGTAAGGCAGATCAAGCAAACCGGCCACCGATCCGCGCCCAAGAGACTCCAGATTGCTCAGAGACAGCAGACTCGGCATTCCTTCAGCCGAGTAGTCCGGTGCGCCAAATGGGTCTTGGTAGTAACTGGTGGCCATTTATTGTCCTAAAAGTCCTGCCGTGAATCCTGTTCCTGCCGTCAGTGGCAGGGCACGCCTCAGCATTTCCTCAGTCGCTGGATTAACTGCACCAGCGGGAACAAGTCCAGACTGCAATCGTCTTGCAATTGCGGCTGATGGCGCTGATGTGTATGCGCTTGCCGCAATGTTTGTTGGCATTGACAGCATCATATTTAATGGCGTGTATTCCATCATGCGTGTCGCTGTACCTGAGTCACCCACGATAGGTCTGAATGCCTGTGCAAAGCGTGCGGCCTCATACATTGGTGTGGTGTTTGTACCTTCCATAAATCCGCGAGGGTCTTTGCGAGTCAATGCTGATGCCAGATTCAAGCCTGAGACATTGCCAGATGATGGATTGATAACGCCAGAGGTTGTTCTAACAGTCATCAGGTTGCGGTAATTAGCACGCGCTGCTTGAAATGCGGCTTGATCTGCTGCTGACAATCCAGCTGCCAATTGATCGTCAACGATCTCTTTGATCTGAAATAAAGCCTCACCAAGCTCACGATCTCCATTGGCAGTTGTTTTTTCATTCTTTGCAAGTCTACCGAGTTTTGATGACAAAGTGGCCAATTGATTGCCAGTCGCTTCGCCTTTTGCCGCATACTCTTGCAACTGCTTAACAAAGATATTTGACTTCAATGGCTTTGTTGTTAATCCTTCAAAAGCATTGTCAATCAGGTCAATGCCGTTCATAACATACATATCATCCAATTTTTGGACAGTTGGGCTTGCAACTTTGTCATAGACAGCACTGATCTGACGCTGTGCCGTTGCCAGCACTGGATTGCTTAACTCGGCCGCATCAACGCCAATGGCTTGAGCAGTAGCCCGATTCAGCACCTTTTGATTGGTGTCCTTAATAGCATTGAAAGCGCCAGAGGTCATTGGATTGGACTCCAATCGGGCTTCCATCTGCTGCAATGATCGGCTGCCGGTTTCCTGACCTGGTGTTGTCTTGAATCCCATCGCCTTACCGCGATCAAGAATAGCTTTTTGCGCTTGAGTCAATGCGGCAGAGGTGTCAGCGCCGACAACGCCAGGCGTGATCTGTCCACCAGTAACCGTTGCTGTTGGCGTAACTGTGGCACTGGTTTGCGCTTGCGCGGTTGCCGCGCCTGCTGGTGTAGTAACAATTGGACCTCTGCCAAGCAGTAGATTTAACATCTTGTCAGATAAATATCCACCACCAGCGCCAAGTACACCGCCAAGCCCTACTTGTTGTGTCTTTTGCGTAAAGTAGTCGGTAGCACCAGGCGTAACAGGCTGCAATGCACCACTGACCGCGCCACCAACAGCGCCAGCTTTGACAGGAGCGGCGGCTAGATTCAAGGCTTGTACTGCACTTGTACTTGGTACAAGAGATGCAGCAATGTTCCCTGTCAAACGGCCAACATCAAGTTCTTCTGGCATAAATTGACCAGCGCGAGACTGGCGGTACAACATTTCATTTTGTCGGTTTATTTCTTCAACGCGCTGGCGTTCAGACTTCATGAATTTTTCCATGCCTGATCCAGCAGGAGAGATAGCTTCCAAGCCTCGCGTTACCAACTGAGCGCCAGCCTCTGGAATATCCATCAATCCGCGAATAAAGCCGCCAACTGGAGATGCCGCCAATTTACCGCTAACAGTTGTAGGTTGTGCTGGAGCAACTGGCACTTGTGCAGCAGCTTTAACAGATAGATTCTGAATAGCCTGAATTATCTGCTCATCAGTCATGGTGGCCGGAAATACAACCGGTCCAATGTTTGGTACTTGAATAATTCTGTCAGCCATGATTGTTTATTCCTCTACATATCGAGTTTCGCCAGTGGCCGGATCAATGACTAATCTACCACCACCGCCAGAAGATTTCTGCTGCGCCTTCTTGATTGTTTTAAGCGCAGGACCGCCACGCACTTCCATGGCCAACTCAGCAGATTTGCGTGACCTCGCTTTTTGCTCAATAGTTGCAGGCTTGTCATTAGCTTGTGGAAAATACTTTGCAATTTCTCTTTCCATCTCGGCATCGCCAATAACAGCACCTGACTCAGCACGCAGATTTGCCGTCACCCAATTTTCTTGCGCTTGACGATATTGCTGACGGCCAGCACCTTCAAATAGATTTGCAAGTCCAGTTGTAACGCCAGCAGATGGTATTGCTCGCAGAATAGCTTGAGTTCTACTTGGAGTTCCAAACGCATCTTCCAAAGTAACAACTTTCCCATCAACAACCAATGGCTTTTGAGTCATTGGATCAATGACAGGTGCGCTAAATATTTGCTTTGCCTCGTTCATACGCAAAGCAAATCCAGCCGACTTTGCCTGATCTTCTGTGGCTGCGCCTTTGCCAACTAATTGCTCACCACCTGCGCCTGTGATGGGGATGATGGGCATACCAGGCACTTTCGATACCCAAGCAAAACCATCAGCAGTTTCAACTCGCTCATATTGACCACGCAGGAATTCTTGTTGACTCAAATTTAAACGCTTCAAGGCAATATCAAGATTTGCTTGATCAATTTTGAGTCGCGCCTCTTCGCCTGGTGACATTCCCGTCAGATATGTTGCATTGGCAGGAATCTTATTCTTGTCAACAAATTGAATCTTACCGCCAAGATTGACTTGTACCAATTCACGCGGTACACCAAAGCCCTCAACAGACTTAATTGACCCATCGTCATATCTCTGCACAAGCACAGGCTGACCATTTGCGTCTGTGACTTCTTTCATCTCGCCAAGTGGTTTAGCGGCTGGCGCTTCAGAGGCGGGTATTTCTATTCTTCCACCAGTTTTAGTGCGTTGGAAGAATTTTCCTCCTTCACCACGATATGGCTCGCCAATTACTTCAGGTGTTGGCTTGATAGTCTTTGCAAGTTCTTGATATGACCTTGCTTTTACAGGATCAGATACAGAAAAAAGATTAGCCAACTTCATGTATCGGTCATACATCACATCTTGCTGTGATGGCGCTTGACCTTGAGCTGTCTGACCAATCATTTCAGCACGCGCAAGCGTAGGTCCAGCAGGCAATTCTGCTGACACTGGCGCTAATAGAGCTTGCTGTGGAGTGATAACTGTTGATGGTGCAGGCAAGCCAGGTTCACCCATCATTATTTTTTGTGCTGCCTCTTGCAAAGCCACTTGACGCTTGTACTCATCGAGCTTCTGCTTAGTCAGCATCTGCTTGATGGCATTCTCTTGTGCGCCTTGGTAGCCAGCAGTGCCAGCCTCATACGCGCTGCCAAGTGCCTCACCAAGTCCAATAGGTCTTGTGGTGTAGCCACTGTTCTTCAGCAGCGACATGGCTGCACTCATCAGTGCCTGAGACTGCATCTGCTTTTGCTGCTCCCTTGACAGATACTCGTTCAATCCTGAGTCAGCACCGCCAAACAGTAAGCCGCCAAGGTTTGATGCAAACGATGATGGTGCGACATTTGATGCTGGCACTTGGAAGTCGGAGTAAGGCACTGCCGCTGGATTGGCAAGGTTTCTAATCCTTGCGGTTTCAGCAAACATCTGTTGCAATTCTTCATTAGTCATATGTCACCTCATCCAAGTAAGCCGCCACTGCGTACACCGTACATCTTCATCAGTTCTTCATAGTTCTGATTGCTGCCCATGGGCAATTGCGGCATTTCCATTTGCGGCATTGGCGCTTGTTGCTCTGGTTTGCCCATAAGCCCACCCAAGGCTTGCATTGCGCCAAGTGCAGTTTGCATATTCATGCCGCTAGTAGGCATCTGACCAAACGATGATGGTGGCATCATGCCTGTGCCGGTTGCTGAATCAGCATATGTATTTCTTGGCATAGTCATACCAAGATTCATGCTTGGCTGACCACCATACAAATCCATGCCAGTACCCATTGACGGTTTACGCATACCGCCTGCGGCATTGCCACCGCCAAATAAGTTCGTTAAGTAGTTCATCCGAATGCTCCAAGAACGCCACCGGCAAGAGCACCCCATGGCCCAAACTGTGCGCCAGCCGCAGCACCACCAAGTGCGCCAGTTAGCACATTCTTACTTGTTGGCTGGCTTGATGTTGATGTTGATCCAAGATTTGCAGGTTGTGCGCCCATGGCTGATTGCTCAATTGCCAGACGCTGCAATGGCAGATTGCGCTGTGCATCCAAGCCCAACTGTGCAAACTGTTGGCGAGTCAATCCAAGATTCATGGCGTTTTGAAAGCCACGCGTATTGATGTCACGCGCTTCCTGAGCCAATCGTGCAGCTTGGCCAAAGCCAGCAGACCGCAACTGTCCAGCGGTGCGTGCGGCCTCTTGCAGTGCCGCTTCATTGGTCAGTGCAGACTGCACGCCATAGCGTGAACCGCCAAAGGCTTTGGCGGCAGTTGCTCTGTTTGCATCTTGCAATGACTGCATCTGGCGTGAACGCTCAATATCTTGCAGTGACTGCTGAACAACTTGATTCTCGTATGGGTTTTGAAACGCCGCAATATCTTCAGCGCCAAAGGGTTTCATGCTGAGTTCATACAAAGCTTTTTCACCAGCCTCATATCGTGGATCAAATCCAGCAAATTGCTGCGGACCAAGACCTTGAGCCGTTGAACGCGCTAAATTCAAATTCTGCTGATACGCTTGCATCGCATATGGATTGATCGTAGTTGTTTGCGTTTGCGTTTGTGGTTTTCCACCCTTAGACATAAGTCACCTCACAAGTCTTTGCACATTACGAACCACTTTGGCTCGTATCCCCTGTCTCTTAAAAATGTCCTCTCCCAACCCTTACGGCCAGCGAGAGACACTCGGCTGCAACCTTCACTCTTCCCCCACGATTCGATGATAGGTTGCATCAATCGGAGTTCATCTAGGTCGCCGCCAGCAAGGAAGAAGTGCAAATCCTTTAACTGCGGGTAGACAATGATCTCTGTCACTATTACTGAATCAAGACCTGGCCAGAGCTGAAAATGCCCTTTTCCAATGCCTTCAGCAATATCCTCAACACTGTGACTGCCTCCAGAGTATTCTAGTGCCGCAGCCACATGATGGCGCAGTCTCCCAAACTCTTCCCAATCAATCAACGCTTACCTGACGCAACAGCGTCAACTCGGGTCACGCCAACACGCCAATCTTCCAGCACAGCGCCTGTGTAGCGAATCTTGACCTGACGGCCAGAGAACCGCGCATCTGTGGGCTGTGACGCTGAATACGGTCCGTGTGTCGTTTCCACTGATGTCGGATACATCCGCGACTTGAAGCTGATCTGCACCTCGCCCAATGTCATCTCATCGGGTATCACCTGACGCACCGACATGATGTTCTCTCCCACACCAATCTCGTATGGTCCAGACTCAGCATAGACAGAGCCACCGTCATAGCCAAATCCCACCTCATGCTCGTAGATGTAGCCTGATGCGTCCACCATGATGGGGTTGAGATACACGCCACGGTCTACGCCAGCAGTGCGCCCCAAAGTGCCAATATTCCAATGGCCTTCGCGGTAGTTGTAGATGACATAAGAGTCAACTTCATTGCTTGAGCTTGATGGGTAGAACCACCAGACTTCACCGTACTTGCTGTTATGCACAGCGTATACCTTGGACGCTTGGTTGTAGTTCATGTTGCTGAACACATAGTCAGAGACATCGCAAGGCAATGGCTTGACATAGCCGTCAAATATCCAGAATCCTGATCTGCTCATCCACATAGCGGCAGAGTCGATGGCCGCCACAGACTGACTTGAGATCACGCCACAGCCTGAACCGGCACGCTCAAACGAATAGACATAGGGTAGGCCGACATAAGTCGCGGTGTGGACATCAACATCAGTGAATAGCAAATTGATGCCTCTGACGCGCTTTCCGCACTTGAGTGAGCCAACCGTGTTCAGTTCAAAGTCACCGGCCTGATTGGTGGCTGCCGCCGTCCATGTCGTGTTGTCCTCTTGGTCTGACCACTTCACCAGACGCGGATTGCTGGACGCACCCAAAGCAAACAGGAATCGCTCGGCAGTAGACAGCAAGGCAGCGCAGCCGGTTGGCGCGTTGGTGATGGCCACCGCCAAGGTTGGCGTTGTGAATCCCAATTGCCATTCATAGAGCTTGCCATCAGAGTCGGAACAAGCAACCAGATACTCGCCCCAAGTGTCAAGACTCCATGTGGTGGCAGGTGCTACTGCGCCAGCGTCAGGACGCGCCACGCCATAAGCAAATGAGCCATAGGTGTTGTAGCCATAGCCTGTGCCGCTGACGGCATCAGCGCGGCCAGATGCAATACCTGTTGGC